TCATTCATTGACATCACTTACCTTCCTTAAGCTTTGGTGCCTTTCTCCAATGATCTGCAGTGCTAGCAATGACAATCTAGACTCTCTTGCTTCTTGCATTTCGTAAGGGCTTGACGAGATATTTGAATCTTTGCTCTTTAATGTTGCAGCTCCCTTCAATCTTGCCTCCTGCCGATTTCTTGACAGCCCTTTTTGTCTTAAATATTTTTTTACCATGAACGGGCTTAAACCAAGAGTTGCAGCAACTTGATCACCGCTCATATGCTCACTTATGTAGTAATGCTCAATCAATTTTGATTTCTGCTCTATGGCAATATTCATCACTTACCTTCCTTAGCCAGTTTTTCAGCGAGTGTTTTCATGTATTGTTGGCATGAACCCACTTGATCACGAGGCAGGGCGTACCATTGGCGCAGTGCATTTTTAATAACTTGTGACTGTTTCATGCTAATACCTCAAGGTTTAATGGTTTGTTGAATATTGCCAAATCCCAAAGTTTGCCTTTCGATATTGTGACGCCATCAATCGAAGTTACTTTTATTTTTCGATTCGGTTTTTGAGTTACCAAACACTCATATTTTGATGAAACTCTAATGTTAAATAATTTTGCTGAGGCAACCTTCGAGTTTATACCCAACTCAAGGCCTAGAGTTGCAGCAGAATATTGCTTGCCAGTTTTTAACATGTGTTCTGCCACAAATTGAGTCGATATTTGGTTCATGCTGCATACCCCGGTAAACGTAGTTTTGAATCAGCGTTGCTGGCAAATAGTTCAGCATCGGCTTGAGTAAAATCGACGATTTCATTTGCGTTATAGTCTTTGCAAATTCCCCAACCGCTAAAATTATTAGGGGTGTAAGTCACCGTTACCTGCCGCTGGTCGTGCATGAGCGTGAAGAAGGGCTGTGAAATTGTCACAATGCCCTGTTGAGTGCTGAATTTGTTCATATCACCACCTTGTTGTTTCGTTTACGTGTAGCTGCTGCGATGGATAATTGTGCGAGAAGCTTCACCGTTTCTTTTGACTGTGCATCTGCATTGCCTAACCCAAGCTTATTGGCCACAGCATGCTGACCTTTTGTTGCCAACATCAGGTTATCCGGGGAGCAATTGGTTCTATCGTTATCAATAAACCAAAGCACGTGATCATCAGGTATTTTTCCGTTGACCTTTTCCCATTCCACAATGTGTTTCAATCGCCAGGTGTTAGGGTCTGCAACTTTCACCATGACATAACCTTCTTTAGTATCGATTCTTTCCGAACCAACAGGTTTTTGGTTAAGGGGAATATGCCCTTTTTTAAATCTCGCCTTATGCGATTCACCGCCAGCATCCCAGCCTTTCATCCCGTCATTCCAAGCTGTTTGCCCCGGGTTAAATTGACCCGTTCTGCCTGATTTAATTTTATGATTACGGGTGAATGAGCGAATCTGGCTAACTGTCATGGAGCAATTAAAAGTACAATTGAAGATTGCGGTTAAGTCTTTAATACAATGTTTTTTATACTGAGCTTCAATCCATGTATGTTGCTCTGCTGTAAATAACCTAGATTTCCCCTTGTTTATTTCTCCAGTTGTTCTGCCACATGTAATGTCATGGTTACTCAGGGTGCTTTTGATTTGAGAGGTGGTTTTGTTGAGGGAGAATTTATTGTTGAACAATCGGGTTGTGTCTGTGATTGAATGATTTGTGTAGGTTATCTTTAAAAATTTAATCATTCTGTCTGTATATAAAAACCTAGCCATTTGTGTTCTCCAGCATTTGAGGCAATCGGCGCCCAAGTGGTAAATCAGGAGACAACTTTTGCGCATCTAACGCCAAGCGACCATTTGCTACAATTTGCGATGCAATCTGAGCAACGGCTTTTGAACGTGCCATTTCTTCTTTTAGCGCTTCACCCTTAACTGATTCATCAGATAAGCGTTCAATTTGGGCAAACAGGTGATTGTTTAAGTCGATTAACTTGTTCTTCATGCTTCAGCCCTCATTGGTTCAGTTCGCTCAAGCATTTCAGACAATTCTGCGATAATTTTGCTTGGTCGCTGCTGTTCGAGTAACCGTGTGTTAGCTATTTCACTTAATACCGCTTGTCGATAATCGTTGAACTTGTTTGGGTTGGCTTTAAAGGCTTCTTCAACCACATGCCGCACTTCGCTTGGCCATTTACTAAAAGCTGCTTCTTTATGCTTAACCTGGGTAATCAAGTGCTCTAAGTCAATTTGCTCATTTGTAACGACATCACCATAGTTAAACTCAATAGTTGTGCTTTCTAAGTCGATTGACTCATTTGTAACCTTGCTAGCGTTTTTGTATTCAATGGTTTTTTGCGCATTTATCGCGGTTGGAATGTGCAACGCTGCAGCATTGATAATATCTAATATGATTTTGCCATCGCGCAATAAGTCGTCTCTGTTGATGTAACTCATGCGTGAGCCTTGCCAGTCTTTGTCGAATACCGCAATTGCACAGGCAAACCCCGCGCTTGATGCTGCTTGTTTTTTATTTGCTGGTTTGAACCAGGTTGGCAAATCAAAACTAATTCGACCACGAATAAAGCAAACGTGATCAGCATCTTCTGGCCACCACACTTCACTGGTGGCGGATTTAATCAAGTAAACCACCTTGGCACCTTTGTCTCGTTCAGTTCGGGTTTTTTCGATGATGTTTCGCATCCCGGTAATGGCCTGCTCATCTTCATAGCTTGACCGGGAGTAGGGCGGATTGGCGAATGCTTTACATCCATTCAGGTCATCAGCCCAGTCTTGGATTAGTGCATTATCTTCAGCGGTGTAATAGTTGGCGCATTTGTTGTTTTCACCGTCGGTGAATAGGTCTAAAACGAATGGACCAAATTTAGCAAATACCCCCCAAAATAATGCTGGTGGTGTTTGCCATTGATCACCCACTTCTTTTAAATAGTGAGTAGGCTTTGCTTTTAATTCGGCTAATGATTGTGCATATTTGCTGGTGGCGTTCATGCTGGATCCTATTTATTATTCGCGCTATACAGCTCGGCTTCTAGCTCTTCATTCATGCCGATTGCATTGAGGTAACTTGATGCTCGTTCAATTAATGCTTCGAGTTCCGTTACTCTGTTTTCTGCAGCTGTTAACCTGGCTTGATGCTTTTCCCAATCAATGGATTTTATCGACTCAATGGTTGCTGCCACTTTTTCAAGCTTTTTTTGATTGCGTACTAAGTTAGATAATTCAATTTGGTGGCGAGCTGCAGCACGTTCGGCTGGTAAAGATGTTGTGTAATGAAGGGTTAGAGCAGAAATAACGTCTGGTGAGCTAATGCGAGTGAGTGAAAGTATCAATGTCAGTCGTTTTGTTGATTCAAAGCCGGGGAGAAGATAGTTCATGCTGCACCGCCTTGTGAAACATACTTTCTAGCCAAATCAATCACCGCTTTACCTGTTAGTTTGATATTGACTTGAGGGTAAGTAGGTTCGCCTGCTTCATTTTCGCAAGGGAACCACCACCAACAAACGGTATCTTGAGCACGTAAAAATACAGACTCATAATCAGTACCTTCACCCCAATAATCAAGCTCACCGCCAATGGTTGGCATGTTGTCTACTTCAACACCTAAGTGCTCATAATTTTGGCGTTTCTGCTTTGAAGTTAATCCGTTTGGATTTTCGTGTTCCCAGTGAATTTTGAATTTTTCAGCATACTCGTTATTAATCCAAACCTGATCAGGCTTGAAGCCTTGCTTATCTTTAAGGATTTCAGCTAATTTTTTGCTTAACTTCTTTTCGATTCTTGGTTTCATGCTGCACCGCCTTGCTTCGGTAAGTATCGCCAAATGCATCCGTCGTTAGTTACTAACCCTTTGCGCTTCAAGCGTTGTAAAGCAGCACTAACATTAATTCTTGATAGGGGATTTGCAGATTTTTGCAGTTTCAAAGTAAAGTAGTGCGCCGTTCCCATCTTTGAATTAATTATCACGCTCAAAACTGCTGCGTCATTTAACATATTCATGCTGCACCGCCTTTGCGCTTGATTTCGTATGTATGCCAAGCTTTTAAGTCACTCCGACTTATACGCCACTCAACTTCCCCATCAATTCCATAACTAACACTTCCACCATATTGAGAACCATCAAAAGTGAAAGATGCCGAGCAATGGCACTGCGGCCATTTACCTCTAAATTCTTTAAAGGTTAGGTCAGGACGAAGTGATAGCACTTTATTCTTGAACTCATCAGCTTTAGCATCGTGATTGGCACGTTGTTCTATTTCTTTGTCAAAGCAATGCTGATTACAGTAAATAAGATGGTCTTTTTCGACTGGATTTAATTTAATGGTGTTACCGTCATCATCTTCATAACCATCTTCAATATCATCAATGGTGATGCGGTGTCCGCAATGAACGCATTCTTGCCACCAACCATTTTCAATCATTACTAACTGCGGGACTCCACCTTTTACGCCTGCGTATTCGTCTGCCCATTGTGCTCGGCGACAAGATTCAACTTCCTCAAACTCAAGGTCTAACTCGCGTCCACCTTCACGACGGGCCGTTGCAGAATTAGTTGCAAATACAATGCAGCCATACTCATCACCTTGAACTTGGTAGGCTTTAATTTTGGGGCTCATGCTGCACTCCTTGTTCTTTTATTTGCATTGAATCCATAAACACTTGACCAAGGACCGTTAATTGCTTGCCTTTACATTTGTTGCTACCTGGAATCGCTATCCTTTTTGAATCAACCAGAAATCCACCGTGGATCATAATGAAATAGGCCGTGTGACCAGACCAATAACCGTTAACTTGGTCTGTTAGGTTTTTTTGCAACTGCTTTTTGGCTAGCTCTAAGCTTTCGCTTTGTGGGCCATGCCAATGCTTTTTGAATAAATCTAAAATCAAATCATCAATTGAAATCATGCTGCACCGCCTTTACACTTACTTCTTAATTGTTTTGATAAGTAACTAAAGGCATCCTTTACATCATTAAAATCAAATTCCCCCTTAATAGTCGTGTGACGCAATGCCATTTCGACAAAATCAACAACGTTAATGGAATCGATAGCTGAAGCTTTAATATCATTTATTGATTTTGAGTAACGATGTTCAGATTCGTGCTGCTCTGATAATCGCAAAACATCACTGTCTGTTATGGTGAAGCTATCAAAGCTATCCTCACGTGCATCCTTTGCACATGCGAGATAACCGTCATAAAAGCCATCCCCAACAGCATCAACGACCTGAGCCTTTAATTCTTCAATCTGTGCAGTAAGTTGGGAAATATGCTCTTGGCTTGCTTTCAGTTTTGCCATCGCACTAACATTGTTTTCATGTAGTTCGGTGAATACCTCGTTAATTTGCTTGGTACTCATATCCTCTATGGCTGCAAAGGTAAGAAATTGCTGAATATTTGCAGGTTTCAATTGCGCTTCTAGGGCTTCGATTTTAGCTAGGTTTTTGTCGTTCTCTGCCAATAGTTCTACATAGTTCATATATCACCGCCTTGCTCACTTGTAACTAATGCCTGAGCTTTATTCCATATCACCATAAAAGCCTTAATCGAATCTTCCGGCTCATCTTCGCAAAGCCATGTAGCGATAAGCTCGCCATTAGCGCAAATTTCTAGCAATTCTTCATCAGGCAAATACTCCCAAGCTATCTTATTGCCATAGCTATCGATGACTAAACCTTGGTTGTTTTCAGCTTCAATTGCATCGTGGCATGACTCGCAAACCAGTGATTTAAATTCGTTGGGATGGCTAACCATGTCGTGCAAATCAACAACAACTCCACAACGAGGGCATGGTGTTGGCATATCCATTTCGAAAGAATAACTCATGCTTTCACCTCTGCTTTAGTCAATGACAATATCCAGTTACGCAACTCAATCATTTGAGGGCAATACACCATTGATTCGACATAGGTGTAAAGCTTTGGGTAATCGTGCTGCTTTCGCGCAATAAAAGCTCTTGCGTCAACTTCGGTTAAGCAGGTTTTAATTACTTCTTCGGTTTCTTGAAGATATAAACGTTTATATCCAAAAGGTAAATCAAGCCAGCCATCTGGGTCATATTGCATTGAGAATTTAGCGATAAAGTCATCTTCATCACCGAGTTCAACGTCCATTTCTTCACACCATTCAACGCACCATTCTTCGTCGCTATCAATCAAGGCTTCAGCAAGCTTTTTGTAATCACTATCTATGTGAGAACGGTGCACCGGCCAGCCGTCATTTTCGCGGATTATTTCCCAATGATGTTCGTCATAGCCTTGTTCGGTAACTAAATAGCGTTTACAGCGAACTTGCCAAATAGGTTCGGCAGTGCAGCGGTTATCTTGTTCGTGCATTTGCTTTGACATTTCAATTAGAAAAGCGGGTATTGATTCGTCTACGTCATTCCTTATTAGTTTTATTTTTAGGTTATCGTCAATCGTGACCGATAACGCATTTAGGTCATTCATTACCACTGCAGTTAGGCTGCCAAGGCTCGATAAAATATGTTCTGAGCTAATATCATGACTTTCGACACATGATTGGTATGTAGCTAAAACGCGCTCGTTTAATTGGCTTAATTTCATGCTGCCACCTCGACCTTAGCGGTGTCATAAGCTCGTTTAGCTGCTTCATACTCACTGCCAAAAATCTCTGTTGCATCTGTAAGTGCAAGGCGGGTATTAAGATAAATAACGTCATCGTGAAGAAACAGTGAAAGAGGAGTGAATAAACAATCGCCCCATTCGGTACCGATGGCTTTCAGAAGTGGCTCACGTGAAACTTCTTCTGGCATCATTGCTTCATATTTAGCTTTGATTGCTTCTAATGCTTCGCGGTCAGCTGCTTTCGGTTTGCCGTATTTAGGTGATGACGCAAACAAACTCGATGCTTTAGGCTTCCTCCAAAGGTGATTGTTTTCAAGTTGTTTAAAGTTGTGGAAATTGATTCCAGCAAATGAAATTCTTTCAACTCTATTGCTAAAAATAGGTTTACCACCGAAGTGAGTTGCCAATTTAGTTGCTTGTTCAATCAACTCCGCTTTGCTTGTTTCAAATGATTTAAATGCTTGTACTGCGTTATTATTGGTAATTTTGAAGTAACTCATAAACGCTGCTCTCTTCGATTGTTAGCCTATGTATGTGGTCCATTCCAAAACGTCTTTTTTCGTTTTTGGATTAACTGCACCGGTTGGCTTTCTGTATTTAATTTCAATGTCACGGCATCGTTCTTGTGCTTTCATTTTGGCAAACAGGTCATCACGGGTTTTCGATAGCTTTTGTTGATATTCTTCAAGTGATAGCTCTCGTCTATTTGGATAAGTCCCAGTGAATCGACTGCATTTTTTATCTGCAGCCTTTTTCACTATCGTTTCACTCACTCCGAACACAAAAAACATCGCTATGCCCTCATTGAAATTGACGAATATGCAGCAAGTGGATTTTGGTTAATCGTTTTTTTGTGACGATAAAACCCGCTTTTAAGCGTGTTAACCTATGAATGTGCTCCGGAAAATCGCGGATCATTTGGTCCATTTCAGCAATTTTTTTATCGCACCAGTCTAACGTTGCAGGTTGCTTACCCATGGTTAACTCCTTGCATACTCAATTGACGATTTCGCCAGTCGTTTATTCTGTTGCAAGTGTGTATTACTGGCATTAGCTGCTGCTGGGTACGGTAAACTCGGATTTTATTAGCGCAATTGACTCGCATGCAGCAGATGTCATTGAGTTGACCTGAATATTCAACATAGTTAATTCGAAATGACGCAGTGCATGTGTTGTACTGCAAATAGTCTTCCAGCTCTTTAATGCGCTGGCGAACGGTAGGGCATTTCATTAGGTTTGGCATTAATGCGAGGCGACATGCCATGCCAAGGTTCATTATCAATTTGGCCTCAATAACTGATTTACTTTCTTGATAGTTAATTTGCATATCTTCCTCGCGCTAATGTGATGGTTAAAACAAATCGAACGGGATTAATTTAGCGATCAGCTGCATGAGCAAATCGATAAAGTCGGGGTGTTGTGATTGCATAGCGAAACTCCATGCAGTTTTAATAAATCGAGTTGTTTGGTTGTTCGAATCAACTCGATTTAGAGGTAACGCTAATTGCAGTTTTTTAAAATGCACAATCGCTTTGCAAGTAGCAGTTTATTAACGCTTTCAATTTGTTCCCTTGTACCTTCCCATGCATCTAGCAATACTTGGCCTGCCTTTCTGAAATCAGAGCCAAGTTCGCGGCGATGAATACACAGTCTTTGTGCATCACCTCGGCTGATGTTAAACACAGGGCTAACCAGCTCAAGCAGGTTGTCTTCGGCAATTTCCAATGTGCTTCGGCCATATGTTTGCATGGCATAATCCTTTTTATTCGCATTGGTGAAGTAGTTTTATGAGGCAACTATCCGGAATTTCCGGATAGTTTGGGATTAAGCGTTGCCGGTTACGTCATCCGGCGGCCAGAACCCGTCTCCTGCCGCAATCTTGCCGCTTATAACTGGTGCACAACTTTCTGGCGTTCGTGCTGCTTTACCAGTGGGACCTTTACTTATTAACCCTAACCAGATCCAAAGCTGGCTTAGAACATGCTAACTCGGGGCGCAGTCATGACCTGTGCTTATGGTAGAACTAATATTTACTTCATTGGCTTGTCCTTATGTTGATTTCCTGCTGGTGCCGCAGGTTGGCGTTATAGGAGTGAACACGGAGAGATATTACGCACTTATTAGATGATGGCTTTTTATAAGCCAACATTCCTTTATTCGCATTGGTGAAGCAGTTTGTGTACGGTCTTCCGAGCTTTCGCCATAAACTGACGCTTTGTAACGCCGTAACTCAGCTCATTAAAAAATGCGCTATTTAACCGATTGTGCAAACTGCTTCCCAATGCGCCCTCACTTGATCTTTATTGCAAAAAAGAAGTAAGGAGCTTTGTCCATCTACCTCACCGCCGATGGTTGGCGGGGTTGTACGCGTTGCGGGTCATGCTCGCAGGGCGGGATCATGTCCCTTATCAGCCGCAGGTTTTTTCCCTGGTTGGTTGCCTATCTGAGCAATCTGATACCCGGTCGCCGCAAGAGGCGTACAAGTCTATTTCAGCGAATTTCTGTCCTCCATCGCTGGCACTTGGAGTGACCTAGTACTGCCTGGTACCGACATGTTTGTCGGTTCCAAATCAGTGGTTAGTCGTTCATGGTTCAGTTTGTTAAAGAGCGGATTAGGTATTCTGCTGAGCAGTTGCTAATCAATAGTCCAAATGTTAGTAAACTAACTTTATAGTGTCAACATAAAAAGTTAGTTTACTAACATTATTTATTTCTATTTAGAATTGTTTACATGTTTTAATAGTTTGAGGGGCGGTGATGTGTTGTTTAGTGGCAGAGGTTTCGCGCTATAAGAGGGTAGGTGTCGAATTTGGGTAATAAAAAACCCGCCGAAGCGGGTTTTGTGTATGGTTTGAGCTTAACTGAGTTAGGCAACATCGTCTAGTTCAAGGGTTGGGCAGATACTTATGTTTTTGCTAGTAATCAGTAACTCGGTGCCTTTACGCTTTTTTGCAGCAAAATAATTTAAATTAAACTTATATTGGGGATGCGATTGGTATAAATCTTGAATTTGTTCTGCGTCGTCATAAGTTAATATCCATGAGTGTTCAAGTTTCATGATCAAGTTGGCTAGTTGCTGATGATCCTCTGGATTATAAAAGTTAGTATAAAGCGTTGAACCTTTAACATAATATGGAGGGTCGATACAAAACATACTTTTCTCTGGCAATGTCTCGTCTAACTCTTTGATAAAATCAATAGCATCAAGATTATAGAGTTTTATTCTATGTCTATATTCACTTATGCGTGTAATACGCTCGATTAATCCTTCTTTGTTAAATCTACAATCGAGTTTATATTTCCCTTCTTGTTTTAGCCCACCAATAACGCCAGCTTTTAAGATTATTCCTGAGCGATTAGTTCGATTGAGGTAAAAGCTGGAGAACGCTAATTCGGAATTTGAAAAATCATCTTTGTTTTGTTGAATATGCCTTTGCTTATGCCATTCTTCCATGGTGACGTCTGTTGTACGGATTTTTTCAATAAATTCTTGAGTATGGTTTAGAACGGCATCCCAAAAACACCAAATAGATCGATCTAAATCGTTTAAGTGAATAGTACTAACTAAGTCATTAAATAGTAATGTGAGCGCCAAACCTGCTCCACCTGCATACGGTTCTGCGTAATGACCATCTTCTAGCCCATTATCGCTCATGACTTTAGAGACCATGTTAAATATTGCAGCTTTACCGCCTGGATAACGTAATGGTGATGGTGCTATAAACATAAAGTGTCTCTTTGGTTTGTACAATTTGCCGAGATTCTAACAGATACTTTTATGCTTGGCCATCAATTGGCGCATAGATTTTATCTAGCATATAAGAGACAATTTCAGAAATGTTATCCCATTCTGATTTCAACTCTGTAGCACGAGGGTAATGCGCTCCATGTGCATTTGCACCTAATGCTTTAGGGTTAAATATATTACTGGTTGAGTTTCCAACTCTTTTAAGGCCAGCTAATGCATTCTTTTGTTTTTTTGTTAGAGAAGGATCTTTCTCAATTATATCTATAACTTTTTGAATACGTCTATGCACTTCCATATCATTGTGATATGTAAGCATTGAAGTATGAAATATTTCATACACATTTTCTAAAAATACTCGGCATACTAACGCTGCAGATAGAGGGTGCTCATCTACTTTTATTGCTTTAAGTTCACCGTACACCCGCCTTAAAATGTCATTATTGAATTGAGCTGTAAATGTATTTGGAATAAGACTTTTTCTCATATCTGGGTGAGTCGAATCAGCCGGCTTCTTTCCCCCTTGCGTCACATCTAAAATTGGTTTTTCAGGTTTCCTTTCCAATTTATGTTCAGCTACGCGAGTAATCGGGGCAAGCTGTTGGTTTACCATCTCTTTTGCATAAGCTTCAATTTGTTGCGAGTTATGTCTTGATGAGATTTTTTCACCAACTTCAATATCTTCACAAAATCTTTTAAGTACAGTATTAAATTGTTCTGTTGGCACATCTAGTTCAATGACGTTATTAGAGCTTTTAGAGCGAATACCAAAAATATTCCTTAAATACGGATTGCTCACATATCGAGTAACGGTGGTTAATACTTTTTTCGTATCAGCAGAGAAAAAGCCATTTTCAGAAGCATAATCTAAAATACTTTGAGCTAACGCATTGATATCCGCTTTGCCTCTTCGAGTATTAAAACGTGTTTTTTGCTCAGAGTCCCAAGCAGAGGTTCCTTTACCATCTTGTTCTCCTGAGTGTTTTCTCTCAATCCAAAGATCTGCATCTTGTCGATTATCAAAAATTAAGCACTCAACTTCTTTAGGGATTTTTGTGCTGCCATCTTTGAGTTTTTTGAAGTAGTTATTTGCGGTGATGCTTTTGTTAGGCTTGTTCAACAAAGTGAGTGCACAGACTCTGCGGTTTCCTTCTACCACCGTAAATCTTCCATTTTGATTTTCGATGACTGCAATTAAATCAATCGGGCTGATACCGTTCTCAGCAATATCTTTAGCTAGTTGCTTAATTTTATCTTTTTCAACTAAATGGCTAATTATTTTCGCTTGAGTATTAATGTCTGACTCATGGCGAGGGTTTAAAACATCTAAATCAATTTTGGTAATTGGAATTAGTTTTGGTTTCATTTTAATGCACTTATAGATTAGTTGTTAAAACACTCTGTTGAAAATCCTATTTCTCTTTGATTTTCAGTTTGCTAAGACTTACTAACGGGTAAAAATTTAGGTTCTTTCATTAATATGGCCAAGTGTCGTTGCCGCGCACATGAATACACGGCCAGCTGCAATAGCATCAGCCTTTGCTCTATGAGCTCCATCAAGTGGAACGTTGCAATGTTTAGCGACGGTAGCTAATTTGTAATTTGGTAATGTAAATGCTTGTTTTGACAGATTCATGGGGCAATGGAAAGGATTGGTGAGTTCAAGATTAGCTAATGAGAATTCAGTGAATAAAAAGTTTTTATCAAATTGAGCGTTATAAGCAACAAGAGGTAAGTCGCCTATAAACTCGTGTAGATCTTGGGCTATTTCCAAGAAACTTTCTTTGCCTTCGAGCATTGCATTAGTGATGCCGGTAATGTTGGTGATAAGGCTAGATACAGTAACACCTGGGTTAATCAATTCTTCAAAAACAAGATGATCGTTTGATAACAGATCAAATTTGATTGCTGCTACTTCGATTATTTTATCAACCCCGGCGTTTAAACCTGTTGTTTCAACATCAATTGCAATAAATTTTTTGGGTATGTAAGGGTACTTTGCAAAAAAATCTTTTTGTTCACTGTTCATTTTTCATTCCTTGAATATATGTTATTTAATTTATCTCACTGCCGCAGTGCTTGCACTTTATCGCTGCTAGCAATATGTCTTCTGCACAAAAAGGGCATTGTTTAGTTTGTTTTTGTGGTTTGATACTTGCTGGTGCTGGTGCTGGTGCTGGTGCTGGTGCTGGTGCTGGTGCTGGTGCTGGTGCTGGTGCTGGTGCAGTATCGGTATGTGTTACCTTTACAGGCTCTACACTTTTAATAGCCCAGACCAAAGCAGCTACCCAACCAATTAAGGACCAACCTAAAAATAAATTTAATGCAAAGATAGAATAGAAGTCAGGTTGTTTTTGAATGTAGGCCTCGTACATTGGGTAAAAATACAGAAGTATTGCAAAAAGAATAAACAACATTCCGAATAATGGTAATGTTGGACTTAAAACAGCACTGAGCACTGTCAAAAAAACTAGCACGGCGAGCCTTACAATAAACATATCAATTCCTTTTGTTAAAATAGTAAAACTAATTATTCCAAACGTTAAGTACAGACCACCAAAACACCCAGCCGATAATACTGACACTGCCCATGTCTTCTGGTTGAATAAACTCGTCTGGAAACTCGTCGTTGTTGTAGCTTTTTATCCGGATACCGCCACCAGGTGTGCGATATAGCATTTTTACACGTAGCATGCCGTCATGATCAATAGCGTACATTTCACCATCGACAATGGTTTTTTTACTGGTATCAACACCGACTGTGGTGCCGTGACGTAATACAGGGGCCATGCTGTTACCAGAAACGGTAACGCAAGCAGCATGCTCAGGTTCTACTCGGCTTTTTTTCAATGTGGATTTGGCAAACCTCAATTTGAAGCCGCCATTTTCTTGCACGAAGGTTGAACCATTGCCAGCGGCAAGCTCAACTTCTCTGTAAAACGGTAGTGCCACTTCATCATCCCTTAGTGGTGTGTCGCCATCCCATAGCTCAAAGCCTGCATGCCACTCGGCATTAGACTCAGCATTTACAATTTTTGTTTCATCACCGGTAAGCAGCCATTCAGGGGTGCAGTCTAGTGTTTTGCTTAAATTTATGAGGTTAATGCCTTTTGGAGTGTTCATCCCTAGCTCCCACTGAGTAATAGAGCTAGGAGTAATATTTAATGCTTTGGCAACACTCTTTTGGGTAAGTTTAAGCTCTTTTCTTCGACGTTTTATCCTGTCGCCAAGTAATTGCGTTTCGTAACCCATTAGCGAGTCCATATTAGTTAAATATTTATAGTTAGTAATCTTACATTTGTTTTGCATTAGAAACCTTTTATTGATAATGTTAGAAAACTAACTTTTGAGGCTATTATGAAAACATCTGACGCAGTTACTTTTTTTAAAACCAAAACTAATTTGGCTAAAAAACTAGGTATAACACATTCATCTGTTAGCCAGTGGGGCGAAGACGTTCCTGAGTTGCGTGCATTTCAAATTGAACGTCTAACCAATGGTGAGTTAACCGTTCATTCATCTAAGTCACTCCCATCTAAATCTACTCATGTCGTTGAAGTTTCAACCCGATCGTAAATAAGGATATACCCACTCATGAGCACTCGCACATTAAAACGCAAAACCCTTTCATGTACTGACCCACTCTATGCCGCCCATGCTCTAGGGCATGAGTTTGGTGTTGAGCAACTTGCACATGCGTTGTTTCAACAGCCTGGTGTTATGTACAACAAGTTAAATCCCGAGAATGACAGTAATCACCTGTATTTGCGTGATGCTATTCATCTTACGGATATGGCTGACGATAACCGCATTTTAAGTGCTTGGTGCCAAAGCCGTGGTGGTGTGTTCGTTCAGTTACCTGAGTCGGTTAATTGTGATGAAGAGCTTAGTGATCAGCTTTTAAAAATTAGTGAGCAAATGGGAATGGCCCTCGCTGAGATTAGGGCATCACGTGCTGATGGTGTGATCACTCAGGCTGAATATGAGTCTATAGGCCATGAGTTGACTAACACGGTTAAAGAAGTGCTGTCGCTAAAGGCGGTGGTGAGCAGTCAGGTTCGCAGTTTAACTAATGCACCTGGTGCAAAGGTGAGCGCATGAGTGATGCAGCCGATAACGCGGCAAAAGAAGCTGAATTGCATTTTGCTGCTGCACTAAAAGTACGTAAGCCTGTGTTGCCATTTTTAGGTTTTTGTCATTACTGCATAGAGCCTCTTGGACCTACTAGCCATTTTTGTGATGCAGATTGCCGTTATGACTATGAGCGATTAGCCATAAACGGAAAATTGGGTACAGGTGCTAAATCACTTAAGTGATAAGTAACTCATATAATGGGGTGTCGCATGGGATTTATTTTAGGCTGGATTTTTTTGTCGATTATTTTGTCTGCAGCGTTTTGTTTGATGTTTAAAGTGGCCAAATGTGATGACTCAGGTAAGTGATAACAACTGGATGGAAGAACAAGACGAATTAACATTTTGCCCTGGTTGCACTGAATACCAAATTACGTTTGAAGAACACGAAAAGTATGGGTGTTGCCAACACTGTGCAGGGCCTGATAACGCGCTGATTAATGATGTGCATGTGACGTTTTTGGATGCACCTAGAGATGCTCAGGCTTATAAAACAGCGCTTGGGCAACTTATTTGGGTAAAGGACATTACCGCGACAACTTATAAATATGTTTATGCAGATGAAATAAACGAGGGTTTTGATGTTAAGTGGACGCAAGTCGGCATCTTAAATAATTTAGAAAACTTGGTTTATCGACCTGTTGATGTGGTTGAGTCACCAGAGGAACGAGAATACTTTGAGCGTTTAACCAATGAGCAGCAAGTTGATGCAATTGCTGCAATTGTAAGAACCTGCCCGACAAACAGTGCAACAGGAATTGCGCATTTGTTAGTTGCAGCAGGGTGCTCAATAGATTTAACAAAAGTTCAAAAATAAGAAAACCCACTAGAGCTGTGAAGGGCCGTGGGTTTAATACCTTGAGAGGTTAGATGATGTTACAAAAAACAGTGGATAGCGTCAACAGTGATGTGAATAGCAATGTTGTGCCGTTAAGGCCTATTGCCGACATACGTAATGTAAGTGAGCGGGGTGTGGTTGTGAAGGCAGACTTAGATGATGGTTATTTACGACTGTCTAATACGCTGGTGGACACGCTCTGTAAGGCTTCCATTACAAGTAGGCAGTTTAGAGTGCTGATGGTGATTATTAAAAAAACCTATGGTTTTAATAAAAAAAACGATTGGATTTCGGCTTCACAAATTTGTGAATTGATGAACTATGAAGGTGCATCTACCCATATAAACGCAGACATACGCGAACTCAAAAGAAGAAATATCATTATAAGTGACGGGGTGAAAATAGGCCCAAATTCGATTGTGTCAGAATGGATTTTGCATCCTCAAAAAACCAAAAACAAGGATATTACCCCTGACCGAAACCAGTCACATAAAGAACCGAAAACGGTCACACCCCTGACCGAAAGCGGTCACAATAATGACCGAAAACGGTCAACACAAAAGAAAGACAATACTACAAAAGAAAGACAAAAAGATATTTGTGCTAAATCGTCGTTTAACCATTTTTTTAAGGCATACCCCAATCACCGCAAAGGCGGGTCTGACTCAGCCGCATGGGCTGCATGGAAACGTGAAAAGCTAACAGACCAAGACTGCCAAGCCGCGCTCGAGTGGCTGGCACTTGCTGCCAAACGTGATCCAAATTGGGGAGTCAATGCAGCAGGCCAGTTTGTGTTGGGCATAACCAAGTTTATTGCCAATAAAACATGGCTGGCGCCATTACCGCAGTTGATACATCAACCAAGTAACCCGCTTCATGTACCTGCACATCGCAGTGATTACAACCCATACGCTGACTTTGCTAACGATTTTAATACGGAGCTATGACTATGAATTCAATGCCATCTGTTTCATCTGAACTGTCTCGGTTATTAAAAAAAATGGGTTGCCCTGATGGTGTTAAGCCGTTTGACCGTAATCAAATTGCGGCTGAAAAGCGTCAGGCTGAAATTACTGCCGCGGCAGAGCATCAAAAGCGAGTTGTTGAAAAGTTGATGGGCGCCAGCGGAATTAACACCCATTTTTTAGAGTGTTCGTTTGATAACTATGTGATTGATACCGAGGAACAACGACGAGCTGTAGATGTTGCCAAGCGCTATGTTGATAAGTTTGAAGAGTTACTTAGTGGGGGAAAAGGTTTTTTGTTTTTGGGTACACCAGGTACTGGTAAAAACCATTTAGCCAGTGCAATGGCCAACGCGCTAATGAGCAAACGCTATTCGGTGGTGGTGATCAGTGTAATGGATTTGTTTGCAAGATTGAGAATGTCTTACAGCGATAATTCGTTAACCGAAGAAAAACTAATTGCCGAATTTATGAAGCCACAACTGTTGGTGATTGACGAACTTGGCTTACAGCGTGGCAGTGCTGATGAAGTGCTGTGGTTAACCCGGATTATTGATAAGCGCTTGTATGGCCGCAGGCCAACAGGGTTTATCACTAATTTGAATCAACAAGGATTGCATGAGTTGTTAGGCGAGCGAGCATATCAGCGAGTGCAAGATGCGGTGAGTGTTGCCGTACCCTTTAATTGGCCAAGCTACAGGGGGCGTAAGCGTTATGGCACTCAAGCCGATCAATGATGATTCACCGGACATGTACAGTGCAATTGTTGAGGTGAAAACAACTCCCAAAGCCGAGCCTCATCGGTTGGAACGCAGGGAATATCCGCTGTTTTGGAGTCGAGAAAAAAACGCTGACGGTAAAACAGACATTGAATGGATTTTAAAAAAGATGCGTTTTATCCCTAAATCAATGCGCCATGAAGTGTCTGAAGAGTATGTGAGATTGTTTTTTAGTGATAAGGCTAATGGTAGAAAACTGGCCAATACCTATTTACATGGCATAGCAAGTCAGTTCAGGGGAGTGAGTTGATGAAAGTAGGAATAGACCCTGATTTAACTAAAAGCGGTGTTGCAGTGGTGGTTAACGGCAAAATTATTTTTATCAAAAGTTTGGGCTTTAGTGAATTGATTGCCTATGTAGTGGGATTAACCCATGAACACGGCGTGGTAACGGTGTTGCTTGAAGATGTTGATAACAAAAAGCCTGTTTTTCCTAAACGACTTAAGCAAACCAATAAGGGGCAAAACCCATTGCTGCAATACGTTGGACATGCTCCTAGCCAGAGTGGATCGGCAATGAAGGTGAATTTAAGTATTGCTGAGGACTTAGGCAAGGTTAAGGCCACTGCCAGATTAATAAAAGAAGTGCTCGAGGATAACGGTATTCGTGTTCAGTTCGTGAAACCGTTGCGCGGCCCAATTAAAGCGGCAAAAAAGAATAGTAACTATTTTAATAAAATTACCGGTTGGACTGGTCGCAGTAATGAAGATAGCCGTGATGCAGCGTTGATTGCATTGTTTGGTTAATTACTGGCACTAATTTACACGCTTGCAGAATATTTATAAGGATTGGCAATGGTATCTCTAGAGCGATTGTTTTGTTTGATTTCACCTAAGTCGCTCGACATTGCGGCTGTGATGGGTGGTTTTGGGGTTTTTAGTAAAGATGATGCGATTGGGGTGGTTGCGATGATCCAGGGAAAATTCCCAATTGGGGCTAGAGTGTTAGAGGTTAGAGTTAATGATGACAGCGACATGAAAAAAGCATTGATTGCGGCGTTGTCTGCCCGGTTTGTTACTGAGAATTTAAAACCCAAAGCGGCTAATGCATTGGCGTTAATGGTTGTTGCTGAAGTCTGCAATTCTAGAACGTGCAAAACCTGTAATGGTACTGGTTACCGGTTACCTCGTCGATACGATGCGTATAGTGGTTGTCCAAGTTGTGCCGGTACAGGCGTTAGGTTAAGTACCACAGATAATTTAGCCGGCACGTTCTCAGCTTTGGTTAATGTAACGGTGACTCAAGAGCAGTTCAGCAAAGTGTTTTATGACTTGTACATGGATGCAATTGATGATTTGTATCGCCAAGTTAACGATGCAGAGCGATATGGGCACCAAATATTAAACATCATCAAAGCTGAGCATATGTGTGGGAGTCAAGGCTAATGATCCACACAGTAAAAGACTTGGTTGTTCGTTTAGGCAGGGAGGCCGAGCAGTTTGAGTCAATTGGTTGCCATGAGGCGGCTTGTGGCGTGCATTCATGCATTCGAGTTATCCAAGATGAATTAGATAGCCACAGTGCAATAGGCAATGCAGATAGCCACCGAGTTGAGCCGTTAGAGCGTTTAAATTTACGTTTGACCAGCGCGTTAGCAATGCAGTCTTTGGCTATGCAACGTTATGACGCTTACCGGAAAAATCATGTTCTATCGCTAGATAAGTATAACCAGCTGGTTAAGCGAGTTAGCCAGGTTAAGTCAGATATTAGCAGGCTACCACGCTGCCAGGTTTGTAACGGTGCAGGTAACACTAAACCGCTTTTTTATGTTTATGAGTGTGATGCTTGCGGTGGCAGTGGTGTACATGCTGAGGGGTTAACAGACCTGGTTAATAAGCAACAGGCTGTGATTATGGGTGAGTTTGAGCTTATCTCTAAGTTGGTTGAATCCTTGTTTCATTGTGGGCTGTCGGTTGAAGATAGAGAGTCGATATCTGTTGCTCAGTTTTACGAGAATAGCGCGAATAATATGAGGTTGGACTGATGGCAGTGGCAACGATTCAATTTAGTGACGCAGCAATTAAACGTTCTATGGTTGACAACACGGTGACTGAGCTTAGGGATCCGCGTTATCCGCTGCGATTGAGAGTGTCAAAGTCTCGTGCAGCGGGGAGTTGGCATTTGATCACCTATAAAGATGGTAAAGACCGTTGGGAAAAGGTAGGTAGCTGGCCACTTGTTGGTGCTAAGGTGATTATTGACGGTTTACCTACGTTGGCAGTGCAACACAGGCAAGACAACAATATTAACGTGACAACCTGGCTAAGCTGCAAAGGGTTGCTTGAGTGGTATTTAACCCGGTCCCAATCTGACAATAGTTTATCGACAAAGCGAAAACGCAACATTAAGTGTGCCATTAGTAAGCATTTATTGCCTGTGCTCGGGGATGTTTTGTTAAGTGAGCTTAATCACCATAAAGTCGATGAATTACTGATTTGGCCACTGCAGTCTAAATACGCTATTGGCAGTGTTCGCCAGTATTACGCTATTTTACGTAAAGCCTTTAAACAGGCTACAGTGCTTAAGTTGATTAGTGTTGACCCATTATCGTCACTTCGCTTTACAGACTTTATTTCAACACCTATTGCCACTAAACCGCCTAAACTTCAAGCAACTGATTTACTGCAGCTGCTGACCAACATCGGCAAGGCTAAAAAGGATAGTGCAGTGTTGATATTTATTATGCTGGCCTATGGAACTCGCATTGGTGAAACCCGATTGTTGAAGTGGTCGTATTACGATGAAGCGAACGCTAAATTGGTTATCCCTGCTGAAATCACAAAAACACAGGCTCAGTTAACCATCCCAATCACTGCGTTGATGTCTAAAGTGTTGGATTGGCATAAACGTAATCAATTGGCAGGCGGTTATCGCGGGGCTTATTTGTTTCCTCATAAAATGCGTTCAGGTGCAATTGATGAGCGATTGGCAAATAGTATGGTGAAGCAGGTTAGCCAAAGTGAATGGACGGCACATGATTTACGTAAGTTGGCAAGGTCATGCTGGGCTGATTTAGGGGTTGATTATATGGTCGCAGAGCAGATGTTGAACCACTCAATGACCAAGTTAGACCAGGCGTATATTCACACATATTTAGCAGAGCAGAAAAGGGCGGCAATCGAGTTGTGGCATGGCCATTTAATGGCGGTTTTTAATCCGTTTACCTCGGTAATCGACCTAGATATTACCAAGATAGAACACATTTAGTGAACGGCTAAAACGCAGGCTTGGCGGGTGTTTTAGGTCGTTTTCTGCATCTTCACAAAGGGAAGATATTTAATGAGTAAATTACAATCAAAGAGCGAAGCAGTTGAAGCGTTAAGGCAGGCAATTCAAGACTGTGAATTGTTTGGGCGAGTGTATGCCGAATTCGAAGATAACGTGCAAATGGTTACTGGGGTCAAAATTGATGGAGATGGCGATATTGTTGTTTGTTAGTTTTAGTGGTTAATTAAATAGTGAGGTACGCATGGGTAAGGTAGCTAGTTTTAGCGGTTATGGCCGTTCAGCTCGTCAGCATGTAGTGCTTTCTGAAATATTACACTTTCAGGAGTACTCATCCAATAGTGATTCAGGAACAAGTATCTATTTTAGTGATGGCAGTGAATTACTTGTTGGTGATACTCCAGTCACTGTAGCAAAGGCTATTGAAGGTAATACAGATAATAACAAGGGTGATAGGCCTCCACCACCAACGCCGCCTCCGCTTCGCTATAACAGATGGCCAGGTTAATTAAGGGATATTTTAATGAACAGTTACTTTTTGTTTGGTGATATAGAAACCGGCGGCTTAAATGGTCGCTTAGCCAATGGTCAATTAGGAATGGAGTATTATCCAATTTTTGAGTTGGCTATTGTGGTTACCGATAAAGAATTAAATCAATTTGGCAGCGCACTTAGAGTGGTTGTTCACCAAAGTGAAGACATGATCAACCGTTCGCATGAGTGGGCCATAGATGCACACACTAAAACTGGGTTACTTGATGAGGTTAGATCAGGTGCTTATTCATTAGAAGAATGTGAGCAGCAGATATTAGATCACTTAAAAGCTTTAGGCATTGAGCCCTATAACCGAGAAACCAAAGAAGGTGTTATCTTCGCCGGCAACTCAATCATGTTCGATCGTTCGTACATCTTGTGCCAAATGCCACGCTTGCATGAGTTCTTGCATTATCGCCAGTTAGATATTTCGGCTATAGCACTCGCGGCCAGAGCATGGGCGCCTGAGTTGGAAAAGAAAGCTGTGGGCGCTAAAGAATATAAGCATGAAGCACTGGCGGATATTCGAGAATCGATTGCAGAGCTTAAGTGTTACAAAGATGCTTTGTTTGGTGGTTAGAACTAAATGATTACCACTTATATAGCGGGGCCAATTAGCGGCAACATCGATATTAATAAGCAGGCGTTCTTTAGTGCGGCAGAACAATTGCAATCAAGTGATCGTGTGGTGTTGCACTCAGCTAGTTTACCCGCTGGACTCACAGAACCTCAGTACATGGATATTTGCTATGCCATGATCCGTGCATGCAATGAGATGGTGATGTTACCTGGTTGGCGCAAATCAGCAGGGGCTACTGCCGAGTATTACTATGCTAAGAAGATAGGGTTGGTGATAAGGGATGTGCCAACATCATTGATCTGTGATAATTTGACCGTGAGTAAATTACGATAATTTTAAAGTGTGAGGCTATGTATGATGTCATCAGGCATACTTGAAGGTAACAATGAACGTGTTGGTGTACCTTTGCATTCAGAAGAAAAAATTAGCAGTTTGGTTTATATGGTTGGTACTACACCACCAGGCACTTCATTTAAAATAAACAGCTGTATTCTGGTAGATACGATGCTTCCCGCTGATCTTCATGATTATCCAAACGCCATCTATCACGCTGCCGATCAGGTGATAGGTAGACTGTTAGGCGATAAAGAATATCGCCTACATAACTGGGCATATTTTGTCGATGAACAACGTGGTCAAACTCATTTTGGTAAGAGGGATAGCTTAGGGCAGTTCAGTATTGGTAAGTAATGTTTTATCAACCGCCTCATTAAAATCAGTCCACTTCTTCGAAAGCTTTCCCAATCAATGAATATTTTCTAACTTGTAAATAACGCTTACAAGTTAGATTTAACCCTTCGTAATCGCAAATAAAATGATGTGTTCGTTAACCTACATAACCAAGACAGCACCAAGACAGCATTTATTGATGTAACACCGTAAACCGTTTCATATAGAGGGTTTGATGTTAATTGTTGAATCTTCCAAACAGGAAGATATTTGATAGTGACTTATCGTTCGTAGAAAGTTAATCTATAATGTAAGAGGTCAATATTTTCACTAACGGTTTAAACATGGATGTCACTTTACCTGACTCGTTGAGGGTCCAAAGGATTAGCTCAGATTTATTTAAAATCCCCCTTCCCAGTGGTTCTGTTTATACTCACTTGCTCTGGCAAACAGATCTACCTTCAGTTCGTTTCGGGCATGAATGGGTTGTGATATGTGTACCGTTGAAGCAGTTTATAGATGTGTGTATCGACCCTTACATTAAGATGATTGAGTCTGCTGAGCAATTGACTGTAGAAAAGCGCGAAGAGTACATAAAAGGCCAAAATCCTGAGTGTTACAATATGCCTATGCCGAGGATAGGATTTAGATGTAGAGAGTCAATTAATACGTCATTTATGGGGTTGGTATCAAAAAAACAGTATGTTTGGAGTGTTGGTTTTGTTGATGGTCGACATAGAACTCGAATAGCAGAACACCTTGGGGCTCAGTATATTCCTATACAAATTTCGAAATTTGAAGTAGTACCATTAAGAAAACATCTTGGTCTTCAATAATAACAATATTTTAAAGGATAATTATGGGCACTCAATTTTTTTATGATGAAGAAGTAACAAAAGACGATAACTCAAGAGTTCGTTGTCAACCAAGACAGGTATCTGTCGCAGATAATCATGGAGTTCCGGAAATTGCTATTGGCCCAATTGGTGACTCATACGATGGAGAGTACGCAACTTTCAATGATTGGCAGCAATTTGAAGCGTTTGTAAAGGCTGTTAATAGCTTACACTTTAGGTTGAAAAACGCTCATGAGTAGCATGTATGAGTGCGATTCATGTGGTGCTAAAGTTAATCATGACTCAGCTAAAAGGCATATCCCATTTAATTGGTGCAACCGAAATATAAATGATGTGATATATCTTCTATGCGATGTTTGCGGTGTAGATGGTCCATTTTCTACATCTGTTCCGTCAACTTTAAAAAAACGACTTTCACTTACAGATAATACAGATTAGTAATTATTGAACGGACTTTAAAATTAGTTTAATAAATACTTATTGCATCGCCTTAATGTTTCGTCTATGATTTTCCCATGCTGTGAAAACTACGCATTAATGAAACCACCTTATCGGTGGTTTTTTGCTTTCTACAGTTCACAAATCAACGCAGTCAGTGAATAGAAGTCGCTCTTTCTATATTAGATAACGACATGACGCAGGTCGGGTTCGCGCCCCGTTAATGAATCAATCAGCGATAAACTACTAAATACTTTTAAGCCTCAGCATCTGCTGGGGCTTTTTGTTTTGGGTGATCAAAATGAATAAAGTCCTAATGAGTGTTGATAACCCAAATGGATTCAAGCTTGAAGAACTGTTGAAGCAATTACAGATTGAAGTTGAAGAGAAGACTGCACGTGTAGCTAATGACACGAGTGAGTTAGCTGAAGCTGTTAAAAGTAATAACCGTGAAATTGTTCAGCTTCTATCTAATGCCGAAGAGTTACAGCGTCAAAGCTTTGAACTAATGGCGGCAAAATCACCTGATACTGGTCCATCAGGAACACCAAGGATCGGTAAGTAATGAGCATGCGTAACAGAACACTGGTTGCTGGCCTTAGTCTTTCAGCTGCTGCGTTCATTACTCTTATTGTGTCAGAAGGTTTCTCACCAACGGCAACCGTTCCCGTTAAAGGGGATCGTCCGACTGTTGGATTTGGTTCTACTTATCATGGTGATGGTAGACCAGTTAAGTTGGGCGAAACGATTACCCCAGTTAAAGCACTGCAGACTGCACAAGAGCATATATCGAAAGATGAGAAGCGATTTCGTAAGAGTTTATCTGGCGTTGAACTCACTCAGTCTGAATATGATCTGTATATCGATTGGGTTTATCAATACGGCATTGGCCGATGGATAGCCTCGCCAATGCGAACACATTTGATTGATGGTGAATACATACAGGCATGTGATGCGTTGTTGCTGCCCCAGTATCGAACGGTTGCTGGTTATGATTGTTCAACGCCTGGGAATAAAAGATGTTATGGGGTTTGGATTCGTGCCCAAGACCGACACAGGCGATGCATTGAATCACAACGATAATCACGCCCAGCTCAACGCGATTAGAAACGATTACAGAGGGGGTTTAAAACTGCCCCTTCAGATGTCAAAAAATTAATAAAAGTTCCTGAAATCAACGCCTATTATGCCGTGTTGGGAGTTCGCAATGGGGAGGGCGGGACTAAACCTTGGGGCTTTTGGCTTCCTGACCGTTCGCTCCCATCTTTATACAAAACCGCGAAATGGAACCTTTTTTTATAGCGCGAAGGAATGATCAAAATGTTCAATACATTACAGAATAAAATCATTGTGTTAGTTGTCGGTTTGTTAATTGTTTCAAGCGTGATTTTTGTGGCTGTTTTTAATGTCAATCAAGGGCAAATAGCACTGTTAAAGAGTGATTTGGCCAGAACCGAGCAATCCAGGGAAAACTTGCAAAGGGATTTGACCTCTATTACTGAGCAGCTAGAAGTTGCCGAGCTAGAAAAAATTAAATTGCGCGATAGTGCGGTTTTGCTGGCTAAAACATTTAGCGCGAGAGAACAGCACAGAGCAGCAATCAAGAATGATTTTGCAGAAAGTAACAAAGCGCTTAAGAAAATCTTTGACGAGACAACCGATGAAAAAACGATTTCTTGGAGTAACACTCCTATTCCTGTTGATATTAACCGGGTGCTCGAGCAGTCAGCCAAATGTGCGAACAGTCACCGTAACAAAGACAGTTTATGTGTTCCCGCCAAAGGAACTGATAAGCCAATGCTTAGTACCGGATTACTTCAGCACAACGAATCAAGAGCTTTCTAATTATACAAATTCATTAATTGAAGTGATTTCTCTTTGTGACCTTGACTGGTTCGCGTTGCAGACCTGGATTAATGAACATCAATCTAACCTGTCTACAAATAAGTAGGCGAAACCATGATAGACAGAACTATGACGCCGATGATGGATAAAACTGTTCAAACAGGAAGTTACATCGCCTCCATATCAACAGCGATAGGCGGTTTTCTTTCATTAAGCAATATCGCCTTGTTGCTTGGTATTGCGTCAACGATTGTTTTATTCATCGTTCAGTATCGACGAACGCAATCGGCGGAAGCTCGAGACAGTGAATATCACAAAGCAAGGATGGAAGCGTTAAAAAACCACATTAATCATGGTGATTCTGATGTCTGATGAATTAACCAAAGAATTAATTGCAGCATTAAAGGCACAAACCGAAGCGCTGAATCAGCAAACAATCGCAATCAGCCAATTGGTGAACAGTAATTTAGACATAATGGACCATCTGATGGCCGCGGATGCAGAAGAAAACACTGATTCAGTTTATTTAGATGAACCAGACACATTATGAACAAAGGCATAAGTTGGCGTGATGATAAGCGCAAAACCGCAGAGCGTGGTTACGGTGGTAAATGGCAAAAAGCCAGAGAGACATTTTTAAAACGTAACCCCCTTTGTTGCTTTTGTGAAGAACAAGGAAAAATTGTAGCGGCATCTGTTGTTGACCATATCAAGCCGCATCAAGGTGACCAAACCCTATTTTGGGATACTGCAAACTGGCAACCACTTTGTAAGCCTTGTCACGATAGCACTAAGAAAATTATGGAGAATAGAGGTGTAAAGCTTGGTGCTGACACAAGTGGCCAACCGACGGATCCTAATCATCATTGGAATAAATAAGCGAGGTAAAAGTGGCTGGCAGAAAAGCTACCCCCACCGCGCTAAAGTTAGTCACAGGCAACCCTGGCAAGCGCGCACTAAATAAAAAAGAGCCAAAGCTTGCCCCTGGCATTCCACGCATGCCCGCTCACTTAAGCCCTAGAGCTAAATCTGCGTGGAAAAAGCTCACCAAGCTGCTAAAAGATATGGGTGTTCTTACCCTAGCCGATGGGTTAGCCCTTGAGCGCTTATGTGATGTTTACGCAGAAATCCTTGAATTACGTGATGAAATAAAGAAAAACGGCAGAACCTATCAAAGCATCAAGATCATTGGCGAAAACGTCGATGATGAAACCAAAGAATTCACCCAGGTCGAGCAAATGCTGATGAAAGCAAATCCAGCAGTGCAAATGCTAGCTGACGCAGACCGACGCTTTAAAGGTTATCTCGTTGAGTTTGGATTAACCCCTTCCGCTAGAAGCAAAGTACAGGTAACCGATGGTAGTAAGAAAAAAGAAGAAATCGACGAGTTCTTCGGATAACCATCAAGACAGAGTTACACGCTGGGCAAAGGAAGTCGTATCCGGTGAGTTTTTAGCAGGTCCCGACATTCGCAATGCCTGCAAACGTCACCTAAAAGATTTAGAAACAGGCCATGAACGTGGCCTTTATTTTGACTTAGACGCTGCAAACCGGGCTATATCATTCTTTCCCAAAGTCTTGAGGCTAAGTGGCGGTGATCATGAAGGCAAACCGTTTCAACTATTAGACTGGCAAGCGTTTATTGTTGGCTCATTGTTTGGTTGGAAAGATGCAGACAATACTCGCCGATTTCGTATGTGCTATGTCGAAAGTGGCAAAGGATCAGGTAAATCCCCGTTAGCCGGCGGTATTGGTTTATACGGTTTAGTCGCTGACGGAGAGGCAAGCGCAGAGGTGTATGCCGCCGCGACCAAAAAAGACCAGGCGATGATTTTGTTTCGCGATGCGGTATCAATGGTCAATCAATCGCCACAATTAAGCTCAAGATTAAAGAAATCAGGTACAGGGCAAAGCGTCTGGAACCTAGCCTATATTGCAAAAAACTCGTTCTTTAGGCCGATTAGTTCAGACAACGGTCAATCAGGGCCACGTCCACATATGGCACTGATTGACGAAGTGCATGAACACAAAAATAACAACGTTGTAGAAATGATGCGAGCCGGTACTAAAGGCCGCAAGCAAGCGCTGATCTTCATGATCACCAACTCAGGCCATGACAGAACAAGCGTTTGTTACTCATACCATGAATACGGAAAATCAATTTGTACCGGTACCAAAGAAGATGATTCGTTCTTTGCATTTATCTGCTCGTTAGACGAAGGCGATGACCCCATCAATGATGAAAGTTGTTGGCCAAAGGCAAACCCATCACTTGGGCATACTTTCACTCATAAATATTTGCGTGAACAGGTTACCCAAGCCAAGGGCATGCCAGCAAAAGAAAGCATCGTTAGGCGGCTTAACTTTTGCCAGTGGGTTGACTCTGCATCGCCATGGTTATCAGCAGACACATGGACAGACTGTGAAGACGATATCGACATTAACGAGCTCATCGGTGAAGAGTGTTACGGGGGCTTAGATTTATCGGGTACTCGAGATTTAACCGCGTTAGGGCTTTATTTCCCGCGGATTAAAACGTTACTTGTCGAGTTCTGGACCCCAAAAGACACACTGTTAGATCGCGAACGCACAGACAATGTGCCCTATACAGCGTGGTTAACACAAGGGTTTATCCAGGCGCCGCCAGGTCATGCCGTTGACTACAGCTTTGTGGCTGAACGCATCGCAGATTTATCTGCTCAGTTCGACATTAAGTGCATTGGGTTCGACCAATATCGGATTAATTACCTAGAACCCGTACTTGTAGAGGCAAACGTTTACATCCCTTTAGTTAAGCACGGGCAGGGGTATTACAAGGCATCAGAATCAAATCTGTGGATGCCAAGGTCTATCGAACTATTTGAAAAGCTGATCACTGACAAAGAAATCAGAATAAAAGTTAATCCATGTCTTCGGTGGAATGCCGCTAGCGCAGTGCTTGAAGCAGATGCCAAAGATAATCGAATATTCACCAAAAAAAAATCAACCGGTCGCATCGATGGTGTGGTTGCTGCAGCGATGGCAGTGGGCACCGCGTTAGAGTCTCAAGACATTGATGACGATGAAGATTGGTTAGAGGCAATACGGGACCCAATTTACTCATGAACTTACCACTCGCAGTATTCATATTCTTAGCGTTGTCAGGTTCATTACTGGCCGTTGCTGGCACATATATTCTATTCGGCCTTGGTTGGTCATTAGTCAGTGCATCAGTGTTTTCATTTGCTGGCGCTTCATTTTTACGTAAAGGAATGACAGCGTGAAGCCAAACTCACTAACCCATGCAATTGCAAAAGCTGCCGCCAATCAACCTTTTGCGTCATTTGACAGTTTCATGGGTAAAACATTACGCCTAACTGACGGTGATTTTTGGTCGCAATTAATGGCCACGTCCAAAACGGGTAAAACCGTCAATGTAAACACTGCAATGCAGCTAGCCGCAGTTTGGGCATGCGTAAGACGTATCTCAGAAACAGTAGCCATGTTGCCACTAGGTCTGTATGAACGCCAATCAGATGGTGGGCGAAGCCAAGTTCAAAGCAGCTTATCCAATGTATTAAGCCACCGTCCAAACGCAGACATGACGTCAATGCAATTTTGGGAGGCGGTTTTAGCATCAATGTTATTGCGAGGGAATGCCTTTATTGAAATTCATCGTTCTGGTAACGAAATCATTGCGCTGGATTTCTTAATGCCACATCGAGTGGATGTAGACTTAGCCGATAACGGCAGTTTGATTTACTGGTATACAAGCCGCAAGGGTAAAAAACGCCAAATCCTCAAACAAAATATGATGCATATTCCAGCATTCTCGTTAGACGGCCTAATTGGTTTATCCACTATCTCATACGGTGCCAACGTGTTTGGCGGGGCAATGTCAGCCGAAGATGTCAGTGCCAACACCTTTAAAAACGGTATGACAAAAACCGTTGCGTTTAAAGTTGACAGGGTATTAAGGCCAGAGCAAAGAACTGAATTTCGTGAATATGTCAAAACCATCACTGGCGCGATGAATGCGGGTAAATCCCCTGTGTTAGAACAAGGTATTACACCAGAGTTAATCGGCATTAACCCCATAGATGCCCAGTTACTTGAATCGCGGAATCACAGTGTTGAGGAAATCTGCCGCTGGTTTTTAGTTGACCCTTCATTAATTGGCTTTGGAGGTAAAGACAGTAACTGGGGTACAGGGTTAGAGCAAAAGATGATCGGCTTTGTCACCTTAACATTATCATCTTGGATACGCCGGATTGAGCAATCAATTTACATCAACTTGCTAACCCCAGCGCAGCGCCAAACCCAATATGCTCAATACAACCTTGAAGCCTTGTTACGTGGCGATAGCAGTTCACGCGCAGAATTCTACAGCAAAATGACCCAAAACGGCATTTACACTCGTGATGATTGCCGAGTTAAAGAAAACTTACCGCGTCGTGGTGGTAATGCAGACGTGCTAACGGTTCAAACTAACTTATCACCCATAGACAAACTTGGTGTCCAGTCAGAATCAGACAAAGCGAAAGCAGCGTTAATGAACTGGCTAAATCAAGACAAGCAGGAGTAAATCATGCCATTTCCAAAAAGTTTTACGCAGAGCGGAGTGCGCTGCGATATCTCTCCGCGTGCGCAAGAACTGTGGAACCCAGCGATTAAAGCCGCCGTTGAAAACACCGAGACCACCATTACCGTTTACGGCATCATCGGCGAAGACTGGTACGGTGAAGGGGTCACTCTCAAACGTATCGATGCCGCACTTCGCAGCATTGGCAACGATAACGATGTCACCGTTTACATTAATTCACCAGGTGGCGATATGTTCGAGGGTATTGCTATATACAATCGCTTACTTGAGCACAAAGGCAAAGTGACTACCAAGGTGCTTGGTCTTGCTGCTTCAGCAGCGTCTGTTATTTATATGGCCGGTGCCGATGGCGCAAGATTTGTTGCCAGTTCTGCTTTTTTGATGATCCACAATTGCTGGGTATACACAGTAGGAAATCGCCATGCACTGCGTAACGTTGCCGATGATATGGAAGAATTCGACGCCGCCATGGTTGATTTATATGTAGAAGGTTGCGGCCAAAGCGAAAAGACCATAGCCAAAATGATGGATGAAGAATCCTTTATTCGTGGCAAAAAAGCGGTCGAACTGGGTTTCGCATCAGGCACCTTATCTGCAGATGAAATTAGCGAATCAACTGACAACAGCAATGCAAACTCAATTCGTAAAGTGGATGCGGCCATGGCCAAAGCCGGTGTTCCTCGCAGCGAACGTCGTCAACTACTACAAGATTTAAAGTCCAGTACGCCGAGCGCTACTGGCGGCATCACGCACAATGCTGATGTGTCCGATACGCAAAACGCTGTCGCCCCAGATCTAAGCGCATTAATCAATGCGTCTAAAACAATCTTAATTAACTAATCGGAGGCGATTATGCCAAATCCAAATTTTGAACAACAAGTTGAAGAGTTAGGTACTAACCTAGCAAAAATCAGCGATCAAATTAAATCAGCCGCAGAGCAAACCAATAAGCAAATTAAAGCATCTGGTGAAATGCATGCTGAAACACGCGACAAAGTGGATAAGCTTTTACTTGAGCAAGGTGCATTACAATCACGCTTGCAAGAAGCAGAGCAAAAGCTGTTAAAAGGCCCAGAAAGTCGTGAAGAAGAATACGAAATGTCAATTGGTGAGCGTGTCGCCACCGACAAAGAAATGGAAGGCGTAAATAGCTCATTTCGTGGTAGTCGTCGTGTTGGTATGCCACGCTCAGCCATTACCTCCGCGGGTGGTTCGGGTGGGGCGTTAGTGCGTCCAGATCGTGTGGCAGGTATTGTTGCAGGCCCGGAACGTCGACTCACCATTCGTGACTTAATCGCACCAGGTGAAACAGAAAGTAACAGCGTTGAATATGTTAAAGAGACAGGTTTTACCAACAACGCAGATGTTGTAGCAGAAAACACTGGCAAACCGTATTCAGACATTACTTTTAGTCTGGTTAACAATGCAGTTCGCACTATTGCGCACATGTTTAAAGGCTCACGCCAAATTTTAGACGATGCAAAACAACTGCAAAGCTTTATTAATGCTCGAGCAAAATACGGGCTAATGCTCAAAGAAGAAATGCAATTACTGTACGGCAATAACACAGGTGCTAACTTGCACGGTATTATTCCACAAGCCAGTGCTTACGTTAAACCCACTGGTGCAACGGTAGACACAGAGCAGCACATTGACCGCATTCGCTTAGCATTACTGCAAGCGGCATTAGCTGAATATGCAGCAGACGGCATTGTGTTAAACCCTATCGATTGGGCCATCATTGAAATGCTCAAAGACAGTAATAAAAATTACCTCATCGGTAAGCCGCAGGGGCAAACATCACCAACGCTTTGGAACCGCCCAGTCGTTGAAACCCAATCAATTATTCAAAATGAATTTTTAGTGGGTGCCTTCCAAATGGGTGCACAGATTTACGACCGCATGGACATTGAAGTCTTAATCTCTACAGAGAACGACAAAGACTTCGAAAACAACATGGTCAGTATTCGTGCCGAAGAGCGCTTAGCATTAGCGGTATATCGCCCTGAAGCATTTGTGACTGGCGATTTTACCTTCGTATAACTGCTACTTAATCACTTAACTGACAAGTAAATCAATATAAGGCTGACAATGTTCAGCCTTTATTGTTTTTAACTAGGAGAACCCCATGGCTACTGTTATGGCTATTGCACTGAAATCGTTTTATTTCGTAAAAGAAGTCAAAACCAAACAATCAAAACCATTTGAGGTTGAGCAACATAACTTCAATGAACTAAAAGCACTTGGTATGGTTGACCATGCCCCAGACGAAGAGGTTGAGCTAAAAGCTAAGGCTGATGAAGAAGCCGCAGCATTAAAAGCTAAAGCAGATGAAGAAGCAGCATTAAAAGCTAAAACTGACACAAGCAAAAAGACCAAGTAGTGATTAAAAAATTAAGTAGGAGTCTGCGGTGGGCCTGATAACACTAACCCAAGCAAAACCTTATCTGGATATCATTCATGATGCCGATGATGAAAAGCTACAACTTTTGCTCGACGCCGCTGAAGACGAAGCCTGCCAATTTTTGGGAAGGGACTCCCTCACCAATTTGATTGTAGAAAGTACAGGAAAGTTACCGCCTAGCGTGACTATGGGGGTAATGATATTGCTACAAGCAAACTATCAAGCTGCACCAGATGACGTCGCCAAATTGCGTCTAGCCGCTGAAATAAAATTAACGCCGTATCGAACAGGTTGGGGCGTGTAATGTTATCTCACAGACTACGTCACCGAATTCATATACAACAGCCTGTAAAAACACAAGATCCGCAATCAGGCGAAGAGTTGTTTGGATGGCAAACCTATATTTTAGGCACAACGCTACTTAATAGCGTACCCGCTGAAGTGCTCACAGGCGCCGGACGTGAGTTTATTGCCGCGGATGCTAAACAATCTGAAACCACCGCAAGAATTAACATACGCTGGTTTCCCATCGATATCAGCTTGTTTTATCAGTGCCGCATATTGTGGGATGGCAGAGTATACGACATCCACTCAATTGAAACCGACTTCACAGGGCGTCAAGAGTGGCGTTTACGCTGTAAAGACGGTGTTAATCAAGGGGCTTAATATGCCAGCTGAGTTTAAATTTAGTTTGCTTGGTGTTAAAGATGTCAAAGCAAGAATGAACAAGGTAAGCCAAACGGTTAATGATACAGGCACCCGCACAGCGTTGCGCAAAGCGGCTGGTATTGTAAAAAAAGCCGCTCAGCAAAATGCGCTTGCAGTAGATGATCCAAAGACTGGCCGCCGCATTCGAGACAACATCACATTGCAGTTTGCTAGCAGGCTATTTCGTCAAAAAGGGGTGATCATGTATCGGGTAGGGGTCGCCAGTAAACGCGGTCGCATTCCGGTGCCAAACAAAGACGAAGGGGCCAAAGGAAATACACCACATTGGCACTTAATCGAACTTGGTACTGAACGTTCCCGGGCAAACCCATTTATGCGCCCAGCTTTAGCGAATAATGTTAACCAAGTAACAGATAGGTTTGTCACTGAATTTGAAAAAGAGCTTGATAAGGCATTGTCATGAGTAGTGCCCCCATCTTTTCTGTATGCGCATCAAGTGATGCCGTAACACAACTTCTGGGCTCTCATCCCACGCGGCTTTATCCGTTTGGTCAGGCTCCGCAAAATGTTGCCAAGCCCTATGCCGTTTGGCAAGTCATTGGCGGCAACCCCGACAACTACATGTCAGACAGGCCCGATACCGATATGTTTAGCCTGCAAATTGACGTATATGCCGAGTCCGGTTCATCCGCATCAAATGTAGGTGATGCGATACGTTTCGCCATTGAGCTAGACGCCTACACAACAAGCTATAACGGCGACAGCCGCGATGAACAAACAGGCCATTATCGACACAGTTTTGATGTGGATTGGATAGTCACACGATAATTTAGTCCAGCTTTTATCTACCTATAGCCTCTGCAACTGCAGGGGTTTTTTTATCTGCCGTAAGGCGTTTGTTAGGAGCAAAAATATGAGTATGAAAACACAGGGCACCCAGCTCTACGCAATCGACCCCGTCGGTGGCGCAGTTTTGGCAATTACTGCCGTTACCAGTATCGATGGTATCGACAGTGCCGTTGATTCTATCGAAACCACCCCATTAGAAGCTTTGGCGCGTGAATTTGTATCAGGCCTAAAATCGCCAGGTGCAGCAACATTTGGCATAAATGTCGATCCCAAAAACCCAAGTCATTTACGTTTACACCAATTAAAAACGGCCGGCACCACGCTAAAGTGGGCGTTAGGCTGGTCTGACGCAGTTGGCACGGCGCCAACCTCTTTAGACGATGACTTTGTTTTACCAGCAACAAGAACATGGATTACATTTGATGGGTTTATGACAGCCTACCCATTTGGGTTTGCTCAAAACGATGTCGTTAAGTCAACAGTAGGTATTCAAGTGTCTGGTGACCCCATTTTGGTTCCTAAAACCTAATAGCACTCATGAACGCTCACAGTAAAAAGTGAGCGTTATTAGATAAAAAGGAAACATCATGCAATTAAGTGTTGCCAGTCTCATTCAATCTGGTTCTTATTCACCTGCAAAACCAGAGCAACGAGAAATCACCTGGTTAAATGATAAAGGTGAAACGGTAAGTGCCAATATTTATGTGCGCAAAAAATCATTTGCCACAGCCAATCTAGAAGCCAAGCATTTTCATTTAGGTGTTGATTCCATCACATCACGCATTGTGTCAAGCATTGTGAATGAAGATGGTTCACTGTTATTTGAAGTGGACGACATCATTGGTAATGACGCTCATGGTCCAATTTGCGACTCATTAGGCATGGCATTGTGGGGCGCCATTAACGAAGTCAATGGTTTTGGGCTAACGCCTGACCCAAAATCCTTACCGCCGACGACGAATTCTGGCACGAGCTTGTCCTCGCAGGCGTCGGTGGAAGAACCGTCGAACATGCCAAGCAAAACCTAACCCACAAAGAAGTCGTGCACTGGATGGCCTATCGTGAAAAGTATGGCCCATTAAGTCTACAAGCTCGTCATGAACTCATCGGTGCTGCACAAATGCACCATATAAACACCATCCATGGTGGTAAAGCCGATTTATCCGAGTTCATGCTATTTAGCCAAGCAGAATCCAAGCAACATCAAGAAGCCAGCATTGATGATGTACTTGTCATGTTGCAAGCCAGTGCCATTAAAACACCGTAGTAATTAAAAATGCCAAGGATGGCACCCACATTGGAGCAATGAAATGTCTAATCGGTCGTTAAGCACATTAACGCTAAACATGATCGCAGAAACAGGCAGTTTTAATGCTGGTATGGATAAGGCCGAGCGATCACTAGACAAAGTGGCTCGGGCGGCTACTAAGCAGAAAAATGATTTAGTGCGCTTAATGGGCCAGATAGACCCTCTTGTCGCAGAGTACGCCAAGCTAGATAAAATGGAGCGACAGCTTCAAAAACATCGAGAGTCAGGGGCGATTGGTGGCAGTGAATACGAGCTTTATGCAGGCCGTTTAGCTCAAATGCGAAGCGAACTGGGTAAAACGGGTTCACAGTTAGACAAAAGTGATATTCAATTTAATAAAGCTGGGCTGTCTGCAAAGCAAATGGCGTTTGCAACAAGAGGGTTACCTGCTCAGTTTACTGATATCGCGGTATCGTTGCAGGCAGGTCAAAATCCTATGACGGTATTCTTGCAGCAAGGTGGCCAGTTAAAGGACATGTTTGGTGGCATTGGCCCAGCGGCAAAAGCCATGGGTTCATATATTGCAGGGTTGGTAAATCCTGCATCGGTAGTGACTGTGGCTGTAGGTGTAATGGCGCTAGCTTATTACCAAGGCAGCATGGAAGCAGATAGGCTGCGTAACTCACTCATCCTAACGGGTAACTCAGCTGGCACAACATCAGATCAACTCATTGAGTCTGCTAAGCGAATTGAAAACTACAGCGGAACGCAAAGACAAGCCGCGGCTGCATTGGCTGAAATTGCGAGTACAGGGAAGTTTACCGCCAATCAAATTGAGTTAGTCGGTTTAGCGGCTGTACAAATGGAAAACGTAACGGGTAAAGCCGTTGCTGACACCGTCTCTGAATTTTCGAAATTAGCAGATGACCCAGTTAAAGCGGTAGAAGAGCTTAATAAAAAATACAATTTTTTAACCGCAGCAGTTTATGAGCAAATCGTCTCATTAAAAGAATCAGGTAAAACTACCGAGGCAGCAGATTTAGCATTTAAATCATATAGCGATGCTATTAATCAAAGAACAACCGAAATCACCAGCAATCTTGGCAGTATAGAAAAAGCATGGAAAGCGATTAAAACCGGTGCATCAATATCATGGGACCAAATCCTTGATATTGGACGAATGGACACGTTAAAAGAAAAGCTCGCTGTAAACACCAAAGAAATAAATGAGCTTATAGCATTAGGTAAAGGCTCGGGTGGTGAAGCTGTACGCCGTGAAAATCTCCTTGCAAAATTACAAGCAGAAGGAAACGAGCTGGTAAAGCAAATTGTATCTGCCGAAAAACTTGCACAAAATCAAGCACAGCGTGCCAAGCTAACTCAAGAGTCTATTGAAGCTCAGCGTGCAATTGCAAAAGTGTCAGACGAAACACTAACCAACGAACAAAAACGCACCAAGGCGACAGCCGAATACTTAAGTAACATAGAAAAAGTACGCAAGGCTGACCCGAATAGTGCGCTGCTTGACCCAGAAAAAATCAAGAAAGACCTCGCATCAATTGATGAAAAGTTCAAAGACTCCGCGACCAAATCTAAAGCATTCGCAGATGACGCAGCAACAACATACCTTATGCGATTGCGTGAAACCCACGCCAGTTTGCAAGGCCAACTTGAGTCAAACGTTAAGCTCACACAATCGCAAAAAGAGTTAGTGCAGTTTGAACAACAAATTGCAGACATCAAAAACAAAGACGTACTTACCGCCCAGCAAAAAAGCTTACTGGCTGAGCAATCGGTTATACGTGCTCAGTTAGAAAAAAATGTCGCATTAGACGAAGAAATCAGCAAACGCAATGAATCCATTAGGCTGCAAAATTACAGCACCAATCTCACCGCTAATCTAGCCGCAGAGCAGCAACGAAATGCAGATAAGCTAGCCGGTTTTGGGTTAGGTGATAAAGCACAGCAGCGATTAACTGACAAGCAAGGTATAGAGCGCAGTATTGAACGTCAGCAAAACAGAGCACTATCCGACAACATTGCAGGTAAAACGACTGATGAAGAATACCAGCAGCAGTTAATTATGCTGAAAGATCATCAAACAGCATTACTAAATGAACAAGATAATTACTACAACGAGCTCGATGCAAAACAAGCGGACTGGACAAATGGCGCCCGGTCATCAATGCAAAATTACATCGACGCAGCCTCAGACATGGCTGGCCAAACGGAAGCATTGATGGACAGTGCATTTGGCGGCATGTCAGATGCACTAGCAAGCTTTATCACAACAGGGAAAGCAGACTTCAGTAGTTTTGCTCAATCAATATTAGATGACCTAGCCAAGATTGCATCGCAAAAAATGATTGCAGGAATTGTCGGTAGTTTATTTCCTGGCTATGCCGACGGTGGCGTAGTTGATGGACCTGGTTATGCATCTGGTGGTTACACCGGTGCCGGTGGTAAATACGAACCAGCTGGGGTAGTGCATAAGGGGGAGGTTGTATGGTCACAATTAGACGTAGCAAGAGCCGGTGGCGTCGCGACAGTAGAAGCTATGCGTAAAGGTTATCGAGGCTATGCCGACGGTGGCGTAGTTGATGGACAGATAGCCGCCAAAACGACATCTGGGATAACGATTAATTTAATTGAGGATGCAAGTAAAGCGGGGCAAACAACACAATCTCAGGGCCCCAATGGAGAACAGTCAGTGCAGATTATGGTCGCTAACATCCGGCGTGGCGGTGATCTGGCTGCAACATTAGAGCAAACATATAGTCTGCAAAGAAAGGGGTTTTAATGCTCAGTTATCCAAGCTTATTACCGTCCCCGCTTTTGTCTGGTTACAACTTACAACAACAGCCTAATTTGTTGCGAACAGAAATGGACAGCGGCCGTTCAAGGCAGCGACGTCGGTTTGTAAATGTACCCAGTCAGGCAGCACTGACGTTTATCTTTACTGAAACACAAGCATCAATCTTTGAGGGCTGGATTGTCCATGGACTATTAGGTGCAACAGCCTGGTTTGAAATTGCACTGAAAACCCCACTCGGGATGAAAACATGCCAATCGAGATTTATCAGTAATCCACTTGAAACATCAACTGTGGTTGGTCAGCACTGGCAGTATCAAGCGTCAGTTGAAATTCTATACAGACCAACGTTAACAGAAGAACAAACGGCAGATGCAGTATTAAACCCAAACACCGCCACAGATTTTGTTTTAGGTATCAAATCTGCTTTAAATAAATATCAGGAGTAACAAACAAATGTCAGGTAATTTTTTTGAGCTTGTTGCAAAACTAGATGCGAGCATTAGCGCTTTAAATACAATTATATCTGGAGGAGCAGGAGACTCGGTTTATTTTAATGAAGAAAACAAACCAAGCATATCAAAAGCAATTTTTGAGAATTTTGCAGAATTACGGTCGATGATCATTGGTCGCCCAGCATTTAAAACAAAATCAGATTTAGAATCATCAACAGGCATGAGCTTAAATAGTTTGGCTGAGGTTTGGGGCGATCCTGTATCAACTAACAACGGCCTTTATGGTTGGAACGGTTCTTCATGGGCATTGTCACCAATAAGTATAAAAAATAGCATAGACACAAGCAATACAACCATACCTGTCAGCGGGTTTGCTGTTACATCAGAGATAAGAAAGCAATTAACCTCAAAGAATTTAGTTGATGTATCTAAAAGCTTAAAAGGAAAGTACATTCCATATAATGGTACTGGGGCAATATATAATAATCCTGATTCTGATGTTACTGATTTTATTCCGATTTTACCTGGGGAGTCCATTGCTATTAAAAACGCGTTAATTAGTAACCCGCAGGGGGTATATAGTTACGACAAAGATTTCAATTGGTTGCGCGTTGATCAAGTTTCAAATGGTTTATTTGTTGGTGTAGAGGGTTCTGCATATATTCGATTCACATATCATATAGGCAAAATTAATTCTGTCATGGCAGAATATGGTATCGGAAATGGACTTTATGAGCCATATAGCGAGAAGTTAAAACCTAGTTTAATACCAGCGCTATCAGAGATATATGACAAGATTTCTAATATATTAACGTATGTGAATTTATTTAATAGCGAAACCTCAGTGCCTGGCTATGTAAGTGCTTCTGGCGCGCTAGTTCTTAACAATGGTTTTGATGTGATTAGTGATTACATCCCGTTAAAAAGTGGACAAATAATATCTTTTAGCTCAGGCGTTAGGGTTAGCGGAAGTTACGGAGTAAACACTTACGACGCTAATAAGCAGCTTATTAACACAAGTCAATATAATGGCGTATCTTTTACCCAGGGGGTGGATAAGTCAGAGTTTATAAAGTTAAGTGTTGATAATACTAAGCTATCTACAACAATGGTTAATTATGGAGCTGAGTTATTGCCATTCGAGCCTTATCGAGCTGAAATATCAACAAGCTTATTAAATAAAGTATATGAATACATTAATAGCTTAATCGATTCAACAGACGCCGAAATCATTTCAATTGAAAAAAATCTTTTTGATAAAAATTCAACCGTATCCCCTGCATTTATTGAGGCGGCTGGCAATGGAAGTTTAAGCACTTATAACCCTGAGTTTGAAGTATCTGATTATATTCGTTTGGAAGAAGGGCAAAAACTAGCAGTATCTGGTAGCGTTAGATTAAAGTCACCGTTTGGTATTTATACTTACGACCAAAACAAAAATTGGATAGGTGTACACCAAGAGCAGGGGGACACAATAACAGGCCGCCCTGGATCTTCTTTTGTTCGCGTATCAGTAGAAATTGCAAAGCGTGATCAAATGCAGGTTGAATATGGTGATTACCCAACCGCGTACCAGGCATATAAAAGATCTTTAAGCCCTCAATATATACCGTCGTATTTAAATAATAATATGCGTGTTGTTTTGCCTAAAAAAATGTATATGAAATCAAATTTCACCCCAAGCATTTACTTTGACAATATCACGTATTCAGCCCAAAACGCTGTAAAAAATATTGCTTTTAGCAAAGGCACTCATTTAAAAAATCAATGGAATTTCTACGACAAAAAAGTCGGTGTCATCGAGCCTGTTTCAGTTGTATACAAAGGCGAAGATCTTGACAACATTATCGATTCTGTTTCGATTTCAGTCGAAAATGTTGACATATTCGTTAACGCTGGAAAATCCATTAATTTACTATGTGTCGGCGATTCTTTTACAGACATTGGCACATGGGTAAAAGAAACAAAGCTTTTACTCGAAAGTGATGGGGTTTTAGTTAATCTTATTGGAACGAAAGGAGGCGCGGCCGCCGCGTCTGAATCACTAAGTGGCGGCACAATGAGCAAGTTTTTATTGAATAAGTATGACACGGCCCGTGTTTGTACTGTTTCTGGTATTGTTTCCCAACCAGTAACGGCTTACCCAGGCACAAAATATATTGATGGCAATGGTACAGAGTGGACTGTTTGCGGCACTTCTTTAAGCAATGGTGCTGGTCGGATTACGTTAACGTATTCTGGTGGGGGGGAGCCACCGGTCGAACTTCCTAGCTCAGGAGTCTTAACGAAAAGCAATACTCAACAGGGTGATAACTCTATAACATATACAAGTTTCACGACTGCAAATAGAAACCCGTTCTGGAACCCTGGTTCCTCAGTTGCGCTAGATTTTAATTATTACTGTGACTTTTGGGGTTTTCCAGCGCCTGACATTTTAGTATTACAATTCACTTATAACGACATAGCGTCAAATGTTAAAAACGTTGCACCAACAGTATTAGCAGCAAAACAAGTTATAGATGCTTTTCATGCTCAATATCCGCTTGCTAAGGTGGTTTTTTCAATTGAGCCATGTGGCGCTAAAGATAATAGCTATCGTTTAACTGATGCAACAAACAAGGCCTTTTTGCAATTTGTTGAGGCAATGGTTTTGCAATTTGAAGATGACGCAGCATATAACAGCTTCGTTATTCTTGCCCCATCTTATGCATTTGTTGATCGGGTGAACGGCTACGGGCCATCAAGCATAATTCCTAACAGCCGATACCCATCAATTATTGAGGTATACGGCGGTGATGGAATTCATTGCAACACTGCGGGCATGAAGCAAATAGCTGATTGTGTTGTCCCTGTCATTCATAAGTTGCTAACAATTTAAAAGGTCGTTATGAGTCAAGTTTTACAAACTGTTTATGCGAGCGCACCCATTAACGAAGTGCTCATACACACGTTAGAACTGCGTCATATAGCATTTAGTGGCGGTTCAATCCGTCTGTGCCAAGGGTTTGACGATATCCATGTCACTCTTGAAGATTCAAGTAACGCAATATTTACTGCGTCAGGTTTTGCTGTTTCATTGCCGCAGAAAACTGCTGGTGGTCAGCAGGAACTGCAATTTCAACTCGATAACGTAAGTGGAGAAGCTGCACAACAAGTCGATGCGGCTATGGAGCAGGGAGGCGCAATCGCAGTTATTTACAGACCTTATTTAGCATCAGACCTTGCAGCGCCTGCCCAGGCGCCAATTGTTATGACCGCAACCAGTGTCACAATCACTACCCGCTCAGTTGTTGTGATAGCCAGTTTTAACGATCTAGTAAACAAAGCGTGGCCACGCAGACGATACACCCCAGATTTTGCACCAGGACTGAAATATTTTGGTTAAAAACAAACTTTGGATTAATCACTACATGCAATGCAAGTATCGTCCCTTTGGCCGTGGCCAAAACGGTTTTGATTGTTGGGGCTTAGTAAGACACATTCTGCATCACCATTACGACATACCATTGCTGAATGATTTTGGCAGGCTAAAAACTGATGATCAATTCGCTATCAATAATGCGCTACTCGATTTAACTCCGTTATTTAAGCAATCGCCTGCAGCAGATGGAGCTGTCGCGGGATGTTATCGCGGGAGTCATTTGAGTCATGTCGGTATCTGCATTGATTTAAATGCAGAGTTCTATGTGCTGCACATCACAAGTGATCTTGGCATCGCACTCATGCGGATCAATGATTTTAAACGACTCTTTACAAAAGTGGTATTTTATCTCTATGACAACAGTAACCATCAAAGTATACCCAAACAAATTTGAACCAGAAAATTTTGAGTTATGTTTTGCGTCATTAGGCACCACGTTAACTGAGTGGTTAATAGCAAATGTTCCTGCGTATTATGAAAGTCCAGTGCCGCTATTTTCTGCAAAGTTAAATGGTGCACATTTGCCATATGTTAAATGGAGTACATATCGATTATGTGATAATGATGCAATTGATTTAACTGTAGAGCCCAAAGATGCAACTACGTTTACATACATGGTTTGGTCGTTAATCATTTCTACAGCAAGTAGAGTATTGTTAGATAAGCAAATCCCCGATAATTACAACTCTACAACCCCTGCCGGCTCACCAATCTACGAAGCCAATGCGCAAGGGAACCAGCCTAGGCTGATGGGGGTTATTCCTGAAATAGCAGGTCGTCATAAAACATTCCCAGACAATCTCAACATGCCTCATGTGTATTTTAAGGACAACAAAGAATACGTCAGCTTAATGCTTGCTGTAGGGGTTGGAGAATACGATATATTATCGTCTGAAATGAGCATAGCTGAAACACCCGTCGATAGATATACAGGTGATGTAACGTGTCAAATATTCTCACCCAATGCAGATGTGTCAGGCAATGATGCTCACCGCAACATTTATACATCGGCAGAAATAGATGGAGGGGGATTTGAATTAACAACAAACCCATCAAAATTTAGTACTGGCGACACGTTACAACTTTATCATAACTATGTATCAACACCATCAACAAGCTCACCAACGTTTAATGTCTTGCTCGATAATACTTATCAAGCGTTTACTGATTGGACAGTGGGTGACACATTACAGTTCGATGGCGTAGTTAATTCGGCAATACTATTTGAAGGCCATGTTGATATTGCCAATAACGTTATATACGGCGAAAGCTTAAATGTGGCAAGTCAAGGCGATAAAATAGTATTAATTGGTGCAGGTGATGAAGACGGTGAATACATAGTATCAAGCATTACTTCAACACAAATTAGCCTCAACACTTTGGCTGGCTCTCCTGCAAGCTTCACAAACAGAGAAAATCGTCGAATTAGAGTAATGGCAGAAAACCACTTTTTTGGATTATACGAAATTACATCTGTAACAAGTGACGAATTTAAAGGTTGGACTGTAAAGAAAATCAATGATCCAAGCTGGACAGCGTTTCCAGCTGAGTACACACAATGGTTGAGAACTAGTGTAGAGAAAATTAACGGTGAAATTGATAATTATGAGCTTGGCCCATACTTGTCTAGCCCTAAAAACGAACAAACAGAGTTAATAGCCCTTGATTTTCAGTTATCAGGAGGGTTGGGTAAAGTCGAAAACGACGGGACAATTACCAGTCGAACCATAGACCTTAATATCTACTACCGTAAATTAAATGAAGATTGGCTAACACAACGTTATTCAATCACTGCTGCAACATTGGACGGGCTTGGTGAAACCGTAGAAATACCAGTGCCAAAAGGCACATATGAGGTGAGTGTAGAACGTATCTCACCTATTTCAAATGATGTCAGTACTCGAGATGCGATAACATGGAAGAGGTTAAAGAGTGAGCTAGTCGCTGCAAAAAGTTATGCCGATACAACAACAATTTGTATAACGATGAGCGGAAGCAATGCACTCTCTAATTCAGCATCAAAAAAATTCAACCTCATTGCAACCAGAAAATTACCCATCTATGAAAACGGCAGTTGGCAACCAGCTCAGGCCACAACAGATATCGCCCCATTTTTTGCGTATGTGATAAAAGATGTTGGACACACAGATCAGCAAATAGGCTTATCTGAAATGGCCACATTACATAATATCTGGAAGAGCCGGGGCGATAGTTTCTCTGCAGTATTTGATAGCAGCAGTACACTGTTCTCAGTACTAAAGTTGATTTTAGCCCCAGGCATGGCAGAACCCACGCTTGATTTCGGCCAGATAATCCCAGTTCGTGACCAACCGCGAGCGGTATTTGAGCACATGTATCAACCAGACAATATGCTGCCCCCTGGCTTAGAAAGAAGCACTAAGCTTTTTGATGATGACGAACCAGATGGAATAGAAGTGGAATATTTTAGTAGTGAAACGTGGAAGCCCGAAACCGTCATGTGCCTGTTACCGGATGAACTTGGAATCAACCCTGAAAAAATGAGGGCATTTGGAGTAACAGACATAAACAAAGCGTATCAATTGGGCATGCGTAAGAGACGAACTAGACGATACAGACGAACTGAGTACAAATTCAAAACCGAAATGGATGCATTAAACTCACGTTATTACAGTTATTGCGCACTAGCTGATGACACGCCTGGTTACTCACAAACGGGCAGATTAGTAGCAGCAAGTGGATTAACAATGACAGTTGATCAACCATTAGAATGGGGGAGTGGTACTCATTTTCTTGCATTACGGAAGCCCGACGGCACACTATCAGGGCCATACATCGCCACGAAATTAAATGACGACTACAGTTTAAAAATAGGAAGCGAACTGGATTTCAGTCCAAACTTCTCAGGACAAATTGAGCTACCGCTTTTTATGTTCGGAGAAGCAACGCGCTGGTGCTACCCAGTCGTAGTCACAAATATATCCCCCGAAGGTACCGATACCGTTAGTGTTAAAGCGGAGAATTATGACCCACGGATCTATTTAGATGATGATAGTTTAGCTCCAGAAGCTTAACTAATTTCGTAAAAACAACAACACGCCAATTTAAATTGTGTGTACATTTCAGTGTACATTTTCATGGATTTAAATTTATTAAAAACAAACTAATCATGATGTTAAGTCCATAGGTAACATAATCGTGCCAGAATAGGGTGGGTTGAATTGCATTTACCATAATAAAAATAAGATCCTTTTCGCGGTTGCAGGCATATTAACATTGATAAGCATCAAATTGATAATAGCGTTAAATTTCGATTTTTATTAGGATCGCTGTCGGTTTGCTAGTTTATCGTTAATAAGTAAGATAAATTATACAAGTAGCGTCGTTTAAAACAGGATATTAAATGCACCAACATATATTTACTCAGCCTATTGTCAGTGAAATCAAACAACCAACGTTGTTAACTATTCGCTTGTTAGACTCTGTAAGTGACTTGTTAGTGCTATCGGCAATGACCAATCCCATCGCTGAATTTGTCGTAAGCCAAGTTAGCGCCCTAGAAGCCACATTGATTGTGCGTCATCAACCTTTTGTTGAACTGTGTTATCACAATACACATCATGTTGCTGACAAATATGATCAGATGCGCTCGCTCGGACAAGGCGCACGTTTGTATCCGATGATGGGGATTGCACCAAGAGTGTGTATTGAGCAACTCAGAGAAGGTATTACGGTTAATATCCAAGCCGATGAACATGTTTACTTTAGCCTAGGTTCTTGTACTCGCTTTGAATTAATCTCCCTTGAACAAGACTTACGTATTTTAAGTGAACCTCAAGCTTTAGTGATGGCCAAAGCGATTTTAGGGCGAAAATTTGATTACGAAGAACCGTCATCAATGCTGGCTGTGCATATCAGTGAAGTTGAACAAGTTAGACGTGATTTGCGCGAATACTTAAAAGGTGAGTCGGGTAAAATTCATCCAGGTGTATCAACTGAGCTGTTAAAGCTTGATCATTTATTGCAAAATAAACACCAGTGGTTGCTCAGAACATACCATCAATCTTTAGAGCGGCCCAATTTAGGTCGTTCGTCTAATGAGCAACTGAGTAATATTGAGCAATTGCAGCGAAAGCTAGATTGTTTTGAGTTACTCGCACCTAAAGACGTGTCAGATATGGTGAATAAATTGTCTGATGACGGAATGTAATATTACCTTTTGAGCCTACCCATGCCCTATATTTGTCCTATTTGTTCAGCACCGTTAACCTTATGCGATAAAAGTTGGGTATGTCCCCAACGGCATCAATTTGATAATGCAAAAGAAGGTTACGTAAATTTATTGCCTGTGCAAAAGAAAAAAACCAAAGACCCAGGTGATAACAAAGAGATGATGATCGCCAGGCGAGAATTTCTCAATAAAGGGTTTTATCAACCGCTGAGTGACAAAGTGAATCAATTGGCTGTTCAATATCACCCACAGGCAGAAACGCTGTTAGATATTGGTTGTGGTGAAGGCTATTACAGTCATCGTTTATTTGAAACCATACAAAAAACATCTGCTGGGCAGTGTCAGTTGTTTGGTCTAGATATCTCTAAATCGGCGATTAAGTCGGCTGCCAAGCGCTATTGTGATTTACAATTTTGTGTCGCAAGTGTTTTTGAAATGCCATTTGCAGATAACAGTATAGACTTAGCGATTAGAATTTATGCCCCATCAAAAGTAGAAGAACTGCAGCGGGTCATGAAACCGGGCAGTATACTCATTACCGTTTCGCCAGGCCCGATGCACCATTACGCATTGAAACAAAAGATCTACAGCCAACCAAGATTACATCCGCAAGAATCGCTGGTACTAGAAGGGTTTCATTATCTTTCACATGAATCATTGTCTTATCAGCTAACGTTATCGCAAACAGATGATATTCAGCACTTCTTGAGTATGACGCCATACGCATGGAAGTTAAGTGACATGCAAAAACGGCAAATAATAGAGCAAGGGCTCGAATGTGAAATCGATTTTAAAATCGAAATTCACCAGCGCGAACAATCAGCAACTGATTAAATCAGACAAATAACTAATTGATGCTCATAGATAAACCGTTCGGTTTAAACATCAAAAAAATATTGACCTTTCCTTGATGTTTGTTGACTTATTCTGAGAATGGTTTATAGTCTAGTTAGCTTGAAGGTTGGGCTTATATTTATGTGTTTCAATACGACCAGTTTCGTCCTGTGAACATAAGTAATACCGGCATTTTCCAGCTTTACCGCCGTTAAGGCTTTAATTATATATTTTACAGGATTTATATCATGTCTCAAGTTACTGGTGTTGTTAAGTGGTTCAACTCTGACAAAGGTTTCGGATTTATCGAGCAAGAGTCTGGTCCAGACGTATTCGTTCACTTCCGTGCTATCAACTCTGACGGTTTCAAAACTCTAGACGAAGGTCAGAAAGTATCTTTCACTGTGACTCAAGGTCAGAAAGGTCCTCAAGCTGAAAACGTTTCAGTAGTTGGCTAA